AGCAGTCAGTGTTACTGCGCCAGCGCCAGCGGCTGTTTGTGAAGCGGCAATGTTGTTTGCAACAGCGGCTTGAGGAACTACGTCCCAAACATAGATGCGACCTAATGGGCCAACACCCACACTCATGGGAGACGGATTGTCATAAGGCTCTAAGTCATGCAAAGTCAACGCAGTGCCGTTTGCAATGTTGATTGCTTGGTTAAGCGTGTAAGTACCAACGCCACCATTACCAGTGCCAACGGCAGTGATGTAAGTGCCATCAGTAACACTTGTTCCATCAACAAACATACCAACAACGATTGGTGCGCCAAAGCCCACCGCAGTAATTGTCAGAGTTGAAGATGATGCGCCACCAGTGCCGCCAGTTGCGGTGGTGGAGTAATTACGAAGACCCGTACCCATTGCGGTTTGGGCCGAGCCTAAAAATAGGTCGTCTGAATATTGAGGCATTTTGTCTGCTCCTTGAAAAGTTTGACAAATACAGTTAACAAAAAAGGGGCTGGGTGTTATCCCAACCCCCTGTGGCGCGGTTTAGACGCCGGGTGTGCCGTAAAGGGCGCGTGGGTCAGTGAAACCCACTTGGTAACGCTCAGTAGCCTTGTAGCGCATGGAGTCGGTTTCAAAGTCACCTTCCATAGTCTTTTCCAGCTTACGACGCATCAACAACTTCATGCCTTCTGGAGCATCTGTCTGCACCCACCAAGCGGTAGATGAAGTCAAACGAGACAGAACAGCCGCGCCTTCGTCAAGCAAGCCAATTGACTTGATTGGGTTGACGTCGTTGTTGCCTGTACCAGCGCGGAGAACTGATTTCAACAGAACTTCGGCTTGGAAGACGTTGCCGGGGGCCACAATCAACTGACGTGGAACCAAGCGAATCTTCTTGCCGTTGTTATCCACAGCTTGACGGATTTGAATCAACATCTGCTCAAGAGATGTTTGGCTCAAGTTCGCGGCAGTGGACAGCAAGTTGCTGAAAGTACCGTTAACGATTGGGTGTGAAGCACTGTTCAGTGCCACGCCGTCACCGCCGGGGTACGCGCTGTTGAAAGCGCGGTTCAACACGTTTGCCGCCAAAGTCTCTTTGGTCTCAATCAAAGACTGAGCCAAGTGACGGGCGTAAACCTGACCGATACGGATATGGTCGCCATCTTCAACCAACACTTTGGTCAACGCGAAGGCCAAGCCAAACACGTTGTATACATAGCGTTGCAAGAAGAGAACACCACCCTGCTGATACGAAACAGGAGTTCCGTCAGGCAGTTGAGGTGCGGCTCCAAATCCATAAAGGACTGGTTCTTCGTGGTAGTTACGGGGAATACCTTCTTGCTCACGGAAAACTCGTGACCATTCATCGGTACGTTGGTCATAGACTCCATCGAAACATTCGTTGAGGATTGGCTCAACGATGGAACGGAAGTCCGTACTGCGCATTGGTGCGGCCATGATTGGACTCCTTAAATGGCGTTAATGGTTGCGACGAACTGACTACGCGAGACTTGTACTTGCACAATTGTGTAAGCATCGCCCCAAGCGTTGTCAATAGCAGGAGTCAAGCCGATGATACGCATATCACCAACTGCACTTGTACCTGCCAACGAAGTAGAGATTGTGCAAGCAGACAAACCTGTGGTGGTAGAACCAGCCGTAAGGTTTGTAAAGTTTGCTTGGTCTCCGACGGAGGTCTGAGCCAGACTACCATCTGCCTGAATATCGTAAACGATAGCAGGGTCAGAGTAGTAGTAAGTCACTTGAGAACCAGTTTGATACTGAGTACCAGCAATCCATTGGTTGCTCACAATACGACGACCAGTTAGGTCTGTGTATTCTTGACCTGCAAAAGCACCTTGATAGGCGCTACCAGCAGTAGCGGTAATGATGTTGCCGCTAGTGTTGAGTGCTACGGGTTGGCCTTTCAAAATGCCAGTACCGTAGGTAGAAGTGATACCGTTAGGCAAAGCGACTGCTCTGTCCAGACCCGATGGGTGGAAAGAAGGACGCATACCAAACGGAGCATTGATTGAAGACATAGTCTTACTCCTAATGTTCAGTTAAACACCCTACCCCGCAAAATGCGGCGCAGGAATTGGTTTGTCAATGTCATTAAGCCCTTCGCCTTCAATCTGACCGAGGCTTCTGCCTCGACTATCGCGTGCCACATTTTGCTCTGCTTGAAGTCGAATTTTATTCGCCTCCTCAAGCGGTGCATCATGGTGAAAATGAGCCATTACTTCTTGGTACAAGTCCATAGGAATCTTGTAAAGCAACATCTCATTACACGAGATAAAACCTTCATGCTCTCCAGCTTTTACACGGTTGTTTCGCATTTCAGGTAACTCATCCGCTTTCACGGGAACGTACCCAAGGCGAAGCCGTTTATCTATGCTGTCGTAACTGTTAGTTGTCGATAACCAGCAAACGTGCCATCCCTTCATATCAGGAACAGCGGGCAATGCACTTTGTGTCCATTCGTCTTTCCACATTTGAGTACGCTCATCAGACGATGCCATTTTGTCCTCTGGAGCCTCGCGAATCGTGTCGCGACTGCCGCGATTATCGCGGTCTCCAGCATTCAAATTTTTCTTTAAACGAGAATCCATTTTATTACTCCTTAACCGTTATTGTTGCGTGCTTCTAAGGCGTAGCGTCGAATCATCTTCGCTCGTTTCTCAGCGTCATCCCACATACCTGCATCTTTCATAGCCCTGACTTGGTCAGGAGACAAGGTAAATGAATTACCTCTGCCATTATTCGATGCAAATTCGCGGCCTGAACTCGTCACTGCACTTCGTGGTCTAGAGCGCGGTCTCTCGTTTGCATCTTCAGTATACCTGTGGGGTACTACTCTTTGCAAGCGCCTGTCAAGTTCTTCCCAATACTCGGCAGTTTTTGGGTCGTAACCCTCTTCTGCAAGAATTGCATCTTCGTTTAGGGCGCGGCGTGAGTCAGGGTCTTTCCCGTTAGGGTCATACCAAGTGTTTTCAGACATCCATTTGTTGGCATGGCGCTGAAGTTGTGGGTCTGGAGCCTGAATCGTGCGCTGATTTTGCGGTGCAACAGCGCGTTTCTTCAGATTTGCCAAAGCCTCCGCTTGCCTGCGTGCTTCAAACCACATTTCCTGCGCAGAAGTCGCTAATTCACCGTTGCCAGACTTGGTAGCCTCTGCCATTTTCTGTTTTGCAAACAAAATACGGCTATTTTGGTCTTCAATCGCTTTATCTAGACGCGCAAGGTCGCTTCCATGCGATTTGCGCTCTAAAACGGACAGCCTCTCAAGCAATTGCTGGTTCTGACGCTCCAAAAGGGTCAATTTGACGTCTTTTTCGGTCGAAACCTGCCTGTGATACTCCTTGCGGGAGCGTCGTTTTTGCCGTTTTTGCTCACGAAGAGCCTCTGCGTCTGCGTCTACAGCACCGCCAGTGACCATTTCTCGTTGTCGGGCGCGGTCATCAGCTTCATCGGAGTCGTCTTCGGCTTGTCCTTCAGGGGAAGGGATGCTATCTGGCAACTCAATGGTTGCAGAGCCGTCTTTTTCTTCCTGAATGACGATTACTTCTTGTTCTACTGCTTGATTTTCGGTACTCATACGAATGCCCTCACTTCAAGTGGATTTCCTGTGATTTTGGCAATCACCTCGTGGTCGTTCAGCACCATAAATTCGACGTTTTCGTCGTCTCCATGTGGAACTTGCCAGCGGTCGCCAGTCCATTTTGGTACTCGTAGGAAATCTCCTAGTTCGCACCAAATACCCTCAACCCAAGGCTCCATCGTGTCGCGCTTTTTAAACGCCAACGGGCCTAATGCAATCACCTTGGCAACGGGGTTTTGCGCCCGTTCAGTGTCGCGAGTCTCTTCAGGCAAAATAATCCCAGATTGAGTCATTCGTTTCTTGGCTTTGCGTAACTGCACGAGTACACGCGCACCAAGGGGAATCGCACCGGGGTCTACAAGAGGAAATGCTTCCTCTAAATCAGCGGCATTACCCGCTACCGTGCTATCGGTCATCTTCGTCTTCTTTCAAAAGGTAGTTAAGAATCTCAAGGGACTGTTCAAGTCCGAGGTTTTCCCCGACTAGGCGTTGATATGCATTGAAGTCAGCGGCATTTCCATGCGCTAACCCCTGTGCAATCTCCGCCTGACGCGCTTTTACAGCGCCAATAAAGTCGGAAACTAACTTCATGCGTTGGACTTGTCCACGCCCTTGGGTTGGGAGAAATTCCCGTGGTCGCTGTTAGCTAGTGGCATGGTCGCTGTTGACTTCTCTTTTAGTGATTCACCTGTGACCCATGCGCCAGCCGCCATGCGGGTTTTCTGACGTACTTGCTCAGATTGCAGTTCTTTGACTTCTTTGTCCATTTCATTCTCCTAAATTGCGTTGTGTGGATTGGTTGAGTTGAATTGCAGTTTCTTCCTGCTCTTTACGCAGTTTGACCTCGTCTACGGTCAACTCTGCGGTCTTGATGCGCTCTTGCGTCAAGTTGTTCTCGGCGTTCATCGCCACCTTGGCATCCCTGTCCTGCGCCTTGTTCTGCTGGTCGGCTTGGAACTTCTGGGTGTCGAATGCCAGTTTTGCTTGGTCTGCGGCGGTACGGCGTTGTGTCTCTGCCATAGACGCCTGCAACACTGCCTGAGCCTCGCCTTCCATTGGAGGTGGCTGTGGCTTGAACTGTTGCATGAGTTGTCCAAGTTGCTCCAACGCAGGCAACACGCCTTGGAACACCTGAGCGGAGTCCAGACTGACGTGGTCAGAAGCAACCGCAATAGCGCGGTCAATCTCTTTGGCAATTTTGCTGTCTTCGTACTTACCAATCTTGACGTCACCAGCCGCGAGGACGTAACCCTGCACCTGCTGGGTGTACCAGAGCATCATGTGTTGCTTGATGTGTTCCAGCGCCTGTGGGATTAACTTGGGCGCGATGAGGCGGTTTGAGCCTAGCGCAGGGTCAAGCGCAAAGGTCAAGTGTGTTTGGATGTGCGCAAGGTGGTCTTGACGTGGGTAGGCAAAGGCTGGCCTGTTTAGGGCCATAGCGCTGTTCTCGTCTGCCGCGTTCAACTCTGCTGGCTTGCCAGTGTTTGGCATCAGTTCGTTGACGTTTGGAATCTTGAGTTGCTTGAGCATACGGCTTACCACCGCACGTTGGTCAAAAATGGCAGGGAACTGCGCAGACAACTGCATGACTGACTGCATCTGCGCAACGCGCTGGGTCTCGCTGAAGATATGGGGGTCAGACACTGGAACCACGTCGCTGTTGCGGCGGAAGTCTTCGCGTTTGATGGGCAACTCGGCAACGATGTCACCTTTGCGTTGCTCGTCTAAGTGCCAGCGGTTGATACGACCAAGGATGTGCAATACACGGCGCTGGGCGTCATGCAAGCGTGCGTGAATGGAAGAGAACACTACCGCGCCCTGCTCAATCAACGCCTGAGTCGTGCCTACTGGCATATTGGAGTTGGCGTTGGCAATCTTTTCTTCGGCAGTGGTCACCACGCCTTTGGCCTCGGTCGTCAGCCAACCAAGTAACTGGTACAGCACTGGGCTTGGTGGGTTGAAAGGCATAGGCATTGCAATCTTGCGAATGTCATCCACGCCGATACCGCCTTCAATCTCGGTCACCTGAGTGATTTCAATCTGGTCGGACTGCCCTGATACCTTTGCGCCTTTGAGTTTGAGCATGGTCAGGGAGTTGTTGACGTGCGCAGTGTCCAGCAAGGCCCGTAATGACCCCGTGGCGGCGGCAGAAAGACCTCCGATGAGGTGAGGTAGCCCGATGGCATACGCGCCCCTCCAAGGAATGAATTTAAACTCTACAAGCCAGTCCAGCTTGGTGTAGGTTTCGTCGCCCTCTTCCCAGTTGCGATACAAACCTAAAACCTTGCGGTCGAGTTCGTCAATCATCAGAATGTAAGGTGCATTCTCGCCCTTGGTGCGCTCGTCGTCGTCAAGGTCAAGCCATGTGTAGATGTG